TCATTTTTGTATGAATTACAAAAATTTGAACTTGTTAATTTCATCTTTTAATTTCTTATTATTTTCAAATTATAGCAAAATTAGGAAATAAAGTCAACCAAAATACTTATTTTAAATGAAATAAGCCCTAAAAAGGGCTTATTTTTCAATAAGTTAGTATATACTAACTTATAAAATTAGCACTTTTGTTTAACCAGGGTAAAATTAGATCTTTTTGTTGTACAAAACCAACAGAATTGACAGATTTTGCGGCACTATCGGGCAATAATCCGGCTTCTGCTAAGTCATACCATTTTGTCGTTTTTGGATCGCGTGGTTCTTGATCGCTTTTATATACAATAGCATGAATCCAATTATCGGTTGGGTCTTTTTTAAAAAATCCGGCACGACAATCCCAACCTGTCAATGCTAACATATGAATAAGATTCACCATAGTATAATGATAAAAGCAACCATCTTGTTGGTAAAAATCTAAATTTCTAAGATGTATATTTGTAGTTTGTGGCACAATAATCGCCAGCATGGCTCCGTTCGAAGAAATTTTTCGCCAGTTTGATAAAGTTTGAATTGGATTAATTGCGTATTGAAATGCATCATGACACCACAATATATCAAATTTTTCTTCTAAAGGATATATAACATCTTCAAAATCAGTTTTTTGATATGTCATGTTTGAATATTGTCTGGCAACTGGCAAATCATTTAATATGTCAATGCCTTGACATTTAATGTTAAGAGGCATTGCCCTCTCATCACGTGTCGTACGTGTGGCCCACCAGGTAATATCTTTACCTAATCCGCAGCCTAAGTCTGCTACAGTTTTAATAGATAACATAAAGTCATCGTACTCGTAGAGCAAATTAAGTGTCTCTAAACTGTGTTGATGTGATTCGTCAGCGTTTCTAAACATATTATAATTGTATATCTTCCATACCGGCAGTACGCAATCTTACGATATGCCCCATTTGCCACTGTTTAGTATCAAGCCCTTTCATGATACCTAACCATCTATTTCTTAGTAAAGCCACTTCATTAATTAATGTTTCAAAATCAATTACATCATCTTCACCATCTACATATTTTTCGGCATCTCGACTTGTTAAAGCTCGTGCATATCCTTCTAAATATTTTTGGAAGTATTTTCTTCTAATTTTTTTTAACTGAATATTAAGAAAATTAAGTACCGCTTCTACTTCTTGTAATTGATTAAACCGATGCTCAGTAATGCCAGGTAAAGCAGTGATATTTTTTTCTATCAACCCGCCTACCCGACATTCTTTTTTAGCTTCTTCAAGTTCGCGTTCGTAGTACGCAATAAAATCAGGCAGAGCATCTAAACTGGCTGTAACTTTACTATACCACATCAATAGTCTTCGTCTTCTTCATCTTCATAATTATCTTCGTCTTCGTCTTCTTCATCAAGATGATCTTTAAGATAACTTGCAAGTGCTCGTTTAACTTCTGAATCTGATTTAAAATTTGTTTTGATATCATCGGCGTCGATGTCATTGTCAATTAAAACTGAAACAAGTGTTTCTGCCGCTTCATTTCTATCAACAACATTGATATAACGTTTCAATTCATTCCATATTTCGTAAGATAAATCTACTGACATGTGCTTATTCCTCCTGTGCTGTGTCTTCAGTACTTACCGTTTCTTTTTGATTTGCAAAATCTTTCATTACTTTATCCAAGCATCCGTCTTCGTTATTTTCCCAACCTTTGCGAAATTGTTTAATAATTTCTCCGTCACTAGTAATAAACATTAATCGATTTCCATCTTTTTTCAGCAATCCTTTTTTCTCAGCCAAGTCAGTTAATCCGCTATAAGGATTCATTCCTGTTTCATAAGGAATCTTAACTTGAACTCCTTCGAATGGTTTGGCATAACGAGTTTTCATTACCTTACAAGCTGAACGAATGCCCATTACGTCACTAATTTTATTGCCATCTTCGTCTTCTTTAAGTTTAAGTTTCTTCATAGCAACAACAATACTCGAAGCATAGATAAATCCTTGTCCACCACTGATTTTATCATCAGGGTCAAACATGTCTTGTGAAGCGTATGTGTGATTAGTACAAACTAATCCTACGTTGTAACTACCAAACATATTGACACAATTACGAACTAATGCTGTCAGTGCTTTAGGTTTGCGTCCTAGATCACCTTTCATTTCCCCGGCATCGAATTGATTCACATCTGTTGGAGTCAATAACATACCTAAACTATCAATTACAAACATAACTTTAGGACGTTCGCCTTCTGCTAGTGCTTTGTAGTCACTCATAAATGTACTAATAGTTTTAGCCACATCATCAATCATTGCCATACTTAATTTAAGCAATTTGCTTTCGTCAGTGTCAACACCCAATGCCTTAAGCCAATCTTCGTCCAGGGCATTTTCACTATCAATCAATATAACAAAAATACCCTGTGCTTGAGCATTTTTAATAATGTTACCTGAACAAATATAACTTTTACCTGCTCCGCTTTCCCCGGCAAATACTGTTACTTTACCGAGTGGAATACCTCTATTAAAGTCTCCGCTAATGAGATAGTTAAGAGCAAAGTTACCGGTACTAATCCAGTCAGTAGGATCATTAAATCCGATACTTAATCCGTCGATACTTTTTGTAATATCTTTTCTAAATTTTGATACATCAAAGGGCCTGTTAGCCATAATATTTTTCCTTATTTTATAATAGGTATTATAGCATGAGCTGAAAAACCCATGCTATAATTTTGGCTAACTGTTTATTGTTTTTGGCGTGCGCGAATCATTGCCAAGATATCTTCGGCTTTTTGTGTCGAAGGTTTAGCTTGTACTGGTGTGGATGCTACTGGTACATCCTCTTCGTCATCATCAAAATTGGATGTCGGGGCAGAGCTTACTTTAGCTACCGGAGTATCTTTAACTACTGCTGTGGTAGTACTCCCGCTCGGGGCCGCGACCCCCGCTGGACGGAAATATTGTCCCCAACGTTCTGTATCATAACTCTGCCCATCAACTGATGCTTCGAACATTTCTTTGAGAACTTTAATTTCAATATCACTTGGTTTTTTAGGTAAAAACGTACTGAGATCAGTTAGTCCATACTGTTCGATAGCCGCTTGTTCAGCCTCTGTAAGAGCTGATTCTTTGCGAGCCCATTTGCTTCCACTGTAGTCAGCAAAGCCACCTTTGGCTCCTTTGCTAATACGGAAATCTAAACCACGCAAATAGTCTGTTGGCAATTCTTCCAACTCGGGATCCATTAACGCACCTTTGATAAGTGTAAAAATTTGTGGACCAATGATAAATCTACGAATGGGATTTTCTGGAGTTTTATCTTCAGTAAGTGGATTTTCACGTACAAATCCTTGGAAAATATAATCACGTTTTTTCCAATATTTACGACCCATTTCTTCGAGACTTTTATCTTTAAACCAAGTTCTAACTTCAGTTAGAATTGGACAAGTTTCATTCCACATTTCCATACAGGGAACACGTACTTGTACTTGTTTTGATTCTAAATCACCCTTAACTCCATTAAATGGTAAACGAATCATCGCACGTTCTTGCCAAAAGAATGTGTTCTTTGTGTTACCGTCTGGGAGGAATCTAAGTGTTGCAGCTGTACCTTCTGCAATATTCCAGTGAGGATAAATTGCCGAATCACCTTGTTGGCTGCCGCCTTGTTTGTTTTCTGCTTGAGCAAGTCTTGCTCGGATTTCTGCTAATGATGCCATTTTAGTTGCCTTTTTAATGTTAAAATGTCGATGCCTATCTAAATTAATAGATGTTAGTTGCTTACAAAGTTATTTTAACACGTCTTTGTCCGTGTGTACTACTCATATGGTTAAGTTGCCTATCTTTTGTATCCGTATTACTTATTTATGTTTTTATATAAATTTCACACGGATACTTGTACTTATTTTGCCATTAATCCTGCTAATTCTTTTATTCTAGATAGTGTACCATCAGCACGTTCCTCAGTCATAGAAGCTTGCCAACATTCTTCTACCCCATGTTTCGGACAGTGGTGCCCTGCGCTAGTCATATTACAGCGTTCTGACATTGAAGGGATGCCTTTACCTTCTAGCCAATTTCCGCCGCCAACTGTTTCATTTGTGTTATCATCCCCGTCGAGTTTATCTCCAATCATACTACCAATGGCTCCACCAATCATACCACTACCAGGAATTTCCGGTGCTATGATTTCGCCAGCCACAGTACCAAGAGCTCTCCCAACCGCGCCTTCGTCAACAGCGTAATCTTTTTCTAGCTCTAATTTAATTATGGGTAATATTTTATCAAGATCACGTTTAACATCCATATTACGTTTTTGTGCAATATTTTTTACTTTTTCACGAATTTGATTTGCGACAAATTTTTCAATATTACTCTTTGGATTAACAAAAACATTCATTATATCTACACGATCATGAGCAATATCTTGAAGTAGTTGATCAACTTCATTCGTACTTTCTTTTAATTTTTCAGTTTCTCTACGAGCCTTGTCGCTTAAATGAGCAATTCTACCTTTCGGGTCTTTTACATTACCATGCTTATTTTTTTCAATAGGTTGCCAATCTGTTTCATCTTTCCAACTTACAACTTTACCAGTTGCCGGATCTTTAACTTCTGTGCGTTCTTCTATCATGTTAGTACCGCCTAGTGGAACTAGGACTTCAACCGTGGGTTCTCCCAGGCGATTTTTACGACCAACTCTGACTTGATCTTTGCCGTATTTTTCTACAGCCTTTTCATAGCTCAAGCTAGTCATTTTCCAAACTAGTTCTTTAGGATCTTGTAAGCGTCCATTAATCCAGCTAGCTTCGGAAAATTTTTTTTTTGATTCAGGTTCATTGCCAGTTTGTGGAATTCCTGCTTTACGTTGTAAGTCTTTAATTAAGTCTTCATCGCTACCATGACCTAACTTATTTAATACTTTACTTCCAACTTTTTTGGCAGTGTCAAGAATACCTTCATCAAATTCTGCGTAGCCGTTCTCTTCCCAGTCGCTCGATGTGGCTACAACATTTGGATCATCTAGATCTGTAGCGTGAGCAATAGCATCTGCTTCTTCCTCAGTCTCTGCTTGTACTTCCAAGCTGTAGTCAATCGTTTTTATATAGTAAAATGTCTTCATTTTTGTTCCTTTAGGGTTAATACCACTTTCATCAATCTCCGGAGATTGGGCATCTGAATCGTCGGACGCAGTTTGTGCTTCTATTGGTTGTTGTTCAATTTTAAGTTGCCCAATAACTTGTGCTACATCTGGATTATTTTTTAATTCTTCCAAACGATCTATGATAACTGTGCGAGCATCGGCATTAGCATTTTGATCAGCCAATTCATGTAGTCTATCAAATAACACATCGTCGCCAATAAGATCATATAACTGTTCAGTGGCATTAAGAGCATCAGCGCCGACCGGCAATTCTTGACTTAATAATGTTACTAATTCTGTTTGTTTCTCTTTAGTATCTGGCAATGCCCAAGTTCCTTCGGCAAGCAAATTCATCCAACTTTCAAATATATTAGCTTCTTTCATGTTTGTTTCCTGTTTTTGTAATCTTGCCAGTAAGGGCAATGCTTGCTCAATACGACTATCAATGTTTTGTTCTACAAACATGTGTCGTAAATCTTCTATAATAACATCTTCGTCTGTTAAAGCAGCCGGATCCCATGACTCAAAATACTTTTTATAACCATTTTGTGTACTAAGAGATTTAAGATTATTTTGTAGTGTTTCATAATAAACACCAGCTTCGGTAACTAATTGTGCTGTATCACCTTCGAATATTTTACCTTGATTAGCTCGCTTAAAACGGCTCAGTAAATTCATTTCATTAACAATAGTAGCAATATGTTGCCCACGAATATCGTAAGGTTTTCCACCTTGCCGAACATGTTCTACCATTGCGCGGCCACCTGATAATTTTGTAAATGGTAATTTATATCGCTCGCCTTCAGTTGTTTCTACAAATAAACTTTCAATATAACGGAAACGAGCATCATTTTCGCCGATTACTTTTTTATGCTTAATCATTAATCTTGCTTCTGTCGGGCCAGCATTCCAAGAAGTATCTTTAGTGCCTACCCATGCT